GCAGCAGTTGCGCGAGGTTCGGCTGCGGAAGCTGGTGGAGCTGGCGAGGCGTGCGCATTCGGTCGAGGCTGACAACCTGCACCGTTGGAAGCGTATGGCCCAGGGGCAGACGGAGTCCTGGTTGGACGATCAGCACGGCGAGAGCGGTCAGACGAGGCGCTGGTGGTTGGTGAGCGCGGCCCGTCAGGAGTTGGACGCGATGGGCACGCTGCGCTTTGCGGAGGGTTTGGTCTGATGGCTGATCGAGACGAGCGGGAGGCTGACCTGGCGAAGCTGCAGGCCTGGGAGAAGCGTCAGGGTCTGAGCAAGACGTACTTGGGGGACGGTGCCTACGTGGACATGGGCAGCTACCACGGTGAGATCGTGCTGACGACGGAGGACGGCGAGCGGGAGTTGAACCGTGTGGTGCTGGGCGTGAACGAGTGGCGGGTTCTTCAGCGTTGGGCGATGGACCGTGGTTTCAGCGGGGCGGTGAGCTCGTGAGCGACCAAGAGAAGGGCCGTGACATGCTCAGTGTGTTGCTCAAGGCATTGGAGTCTGGCCTCGACCCCGAGGTTCTCGAGGAGATGAACCAGCCGACGAAGCAGAGCGACGTGGTTCTGCGTGGGATGGCCGAGGTAATGGCCGGCCTGGTCTACGCTTCGGGCACGCCCCCAAAGAGCCAGGAGATGCTGGCATCGTTCGCGTTCAGGCTGCTGCAGACTGGGGCGAATACAGAGGCTCAGTGCTGGCGTGAGGCGGCGAGGACCGAGGAGCTGGCAGCGAGAGAGAAGGCCTCCCGTGACAACTGAGCAGCGAGGCTGGCCGGCGGACACGCCGCTCCCGGACCCTGTGGCTCAGAGCATCCCGCGGCGGAGCTACGGAGCGAAGCTGAAGGACCTGGCGCGTCAGGTTGAAGAGCAGGGCGACCAGTTGAACGCCTTGTCGAAGGCTCTGTGCATCCAGACGGCGGTGGTGAAGATCGAGTGCTGGGTGGTGGGGGCGTTCTGCTCGGCGTTGATCTGCTGGGCGGCCTTCGGATGAGCGAGCGCTGGGACGACTTCTGCCTGTGGGTGTATGCACGCCCTTTCTACGCCGCCTGGCTGTGCCTCTCTTGGGGCGTTGGTGGCTACGCGACACGACTGATTGTGGAGAGTTTGACATGACCGATCCGCTAAACGATGGCCCTGACTGTCACGCGAGGATCAAGCAGCAGGACGCTGAGATTCGGCACCTTCAGGACGACTTGGACGCGAAGCTCACCCTGATCGGGATGCGTGAGAAGCGCATTTTCGACGTTGAACTGGAGCTCAGGAAATACAAGAAGTCTGTGAAGCACCAGGCCAAGACGATCCGTGCTCAGGACCAAGAGCAGCTGCGTTTGCAGAGCGAGATCTCCGATCTGGAGCGCAAGATCTCCATGAACGCGGTGACCGAGTCCGATGAACTCCATGCGGGACGGGCCCTGACCCTCCTGGCGTCGTTGGCACAGGCCCTGCGCGCCGGCTGGAACGTCAACCTGGAGCACTTCTTGCCAGCCTCTGGCGCCACGGACGCACGGTTCGCGGCATGCACCAAGCGGCACAATCCTGGGAAGTTCGGTGAGGGCCCTGTATGCAGCATGGAGGTCAGTGAGCGCGTGCCTGAAACGGGCAGTCCAGCTGTGGACGCACGCGAGGGGCTGATGCTGGTGCTGGACAGGTTCCTTCGGGGAGCCAAGGCATGAACATCCGCTGCATGTTGGGTTTTCACGCCTGGGGCCCCTGGTCTCGAGCCGCTGGTTTCATCGAGTACCGCTGGTGCGATCGCTGCGGCAAGTGCAAGTCGCGGGACGTGGTGATCCCTCTGGACGGCAGGCAGCCTGAGCACCCCGCGGACGCGGCAGTGCGCAAGGCGTGGGAGGAGCAGTCATGAAAAACCGCAGATCGTTCTTGAAGCTGCTGGGCATGCTGCCCTTCGTGGCCAAGCCCCTGGCTGATGTTCCGTCCGATCCCCTGTCACTGGAGTAACGCATGACCATCGACGAGCTGAAGCAGGCGCTGTGGGACCGAGGCGTGGTGCTGAATATGAAGGCCGTGCCCGACCCTTACTCGGGCGTTCCTGAGTCAACCCTGGAGGTCTACATCGACGGCAGGATGGCTCATGACGATGTTGGCTTCGGGAGCCTCTTCGACAATGAGAAGCGGGGCCTTCTGCTCTCCCTAGCTCGCCAGAAGACGATGCGCCTGGAGCCCAAGGGAGACGTCCTGGAATGGATGCTGGAGACGCTGGAGGAGCACATGAGCCCTGACGCTGTGTTCAGCGAGCAGACGCTGGAGGAGTGGGCCTCTGGCCATGGCTGGGAGGAGTCGGATGCCTGAGAAACGAGAGGTTACCCGCATCGAGATCATCGAGGCGCAGAGCCGCAAGCTGGCACGGCTGCACCGCTGGCTGCTGCTGATCCAGAGGGCACCGGAGGGCACCACTACCAAGGAGATCCAGACCATGGTTCGCAAGGCCGTCTTGGGCGAGGAGCCTCCGCTGTCATGGTGAACATCACGAGACTGCGCCACCTACGCGACCTACTGATGCGCGAGGCTCCGTGCCCAGGAACGCATCTCCCAGCGGGCAACGATGAGTTCGTCATGATCCCCATCCCCCTGCGGGACATCGTGACATTCATGGGCGATCTTGAGGACGCCATCACGGCGGAGCAGGAAGCACGCTCGCAGCATTCTATGAACAGAGCGAGCGGCATCACGTTGACGATCCGCGCTCACGATGCCGCGGAACTGCGAACCTACTTAGCTGACATGTGCCCGCTTGGAGAACACTATCACTCAAACGGAGTTATAAAACGCCATGAACGACACGCAACAGACCACGCAAGTCATGCCCCTGCTCGCCAAGGAGACCCGCGCTCTTCCTGTGAGGCTGACGACGAAGGAGGTTGAGGTTCAGTCGCGCCGGATGGCCGAGCTACTGGGTGAGATCACCGAGGAGGAGAGCGCCATCAAGGCAGCGAAGGCCGCATCCAAGGGCAAGCTCGAGGGCATGCACGAGGAGGTCCAGCGGTTGCGCGGCAACGTGATGCTGCGTGAGGAGACGCGCCAGGTGGAGTGCGAGCTGCGAGCCGACACCGTGGCCGGCCTGGCACGGTGCTTCCGCAATGACGACGGGAGCGAGACCGCCAATCGCCCGTTGACCGTCGAGGAGAAGCAGCTCAAGCTGGAGGGCCTCTCGTAAGGAGTCTTGCATGAGAATGCTGCTGATTGCCCTGCTGATGTTGTGCGTGAGTTGCGCCAGCGTCGAGCAGTACCGTGCGCTTGCGGACACGTTCGACGTGTTCCAGGCCGAGACCTACGCGATGAACGAGGAGCTCTCGGATGCCTTTGACGAGGCGGCTCGTGATCTACGCGAGCAAGCCGACGCGCAAGAGGCTCTCCAGGAAGGCCTCAAAGACCTGGGCGGCAGCGCCATGACCCTTGGAGATGGCGGTCTCTTGGGCGCTGCTTTGCTCGCGCTGCGGCAGATCCACCGGATGCGAAAACCGCCCCCGGACCTGAACCCCTAGTCGGGCACAGCCCGCCACCGCTTGTTCCGAACGATCAGCTCTCGTATGCGCTTTCGAGTCGCCTGCGAGAGCTGCTCTTCTTTCTGGATGAACTTGAGCAGGTCGCACAGCTCGTCGTTCTGCTCCCCAGTCTTGATCCAGCACTTGGTGATGTAGTTCACCAGCGACTCGCGCACGTCGCTCATCTTGTGTGGTTTCTTGCATCCAGCCATGGCCGGAAGCTACCCAGTTGCAGGTGGTGATTCAATCTGCTTCACTTTGCTGCATGGAACAAAAAGACGAGCAGGTCCCCGTGCCGAAAGGCCCCGTTCCCGCGAACATCATCACGCCCGCGGAATCCATCGCAGACTCAATGGCTCGCATCGCGTCCGCACTTGAGCGTAGCGTTCCCGACGAGGTGGCTGTCGGCTACACCGGCAACTTCCTGATCGGGCCGCACAGCACGCTCGAGAAGATCAAAGAGCACGGCGACAACCCGGCTGCGAAGTTGCCCGACACGCTTGACGCTCTGTGCAAGGCGCTGACCGCGCTCTTGCCGGCGATCTCCTCGCACAAGCGCCACCTGTCAGGCGTAGGCCTGGTCGATCTCATCAGCGACATCAAGGACCGGCTCACGCTGATCGCCCAGTCGCTCGACACTGCGGCAGCGCCGGCAGCCCCTCAACCTCCGCTGGATCTCTCGGGGGCTCAGGTGCCCCAGCAGCCGATGCCTCCCCAGCAGCCGCAGTCGCCGTTCCCGCCAGTGAATCCGTCGCCGCAGATGCCCATGGGTGGGCAGACTCGCGTCGCCCATCCCGCCGAAATCCAGCCGCACGTTGCTATCGACTACGCCAACGACCCGAGTCGGGTCGACGCAGCGTGGACCGAAGGCCGCTCAATGGGCCCGGTGCTGGTCTACAACCTGGCGCACCCCGACAACGCGGGCATCGCCGAGCAGTTGGGCCAGATGAGAGGCGAGTAGAGTGAACCCAAGGATTCAGGCCACGGTGCGCCCGGCCCTCAAAAAGTGGCTGATGCGGGTCGCCAAACGGAACCACATGAGCCACTCCCAGGCCCTCAAGGAGCTCGTCGAGGAAGCCAAGGCCAAGGGCTGGGCGCCGTCGAGGAGCCGGCGTGGCGAGTGAGCACCTGGGGGCGGTTTGAGGACGGCTGGCAGTCCAGCGTCGACATCGTGGGGCTGTCGCACAGCGCACGCTGTCTCCTCGCGCAGCTATGGCCCATGGCCGTGGCGAAGGTCTCGGACGCGACGCTGCCCCTCAACGGGGAGGACGATGCGAGGCTTGAGGCCAAGTATTTAGAGCCCACGTTCCTTGCCGGTCGGTGCGGGATGACGGCAGAGCAGGTCGGTGAGTTCATGATCGAGCTGATCGAGGCCGGACGGGTTCTGTCACCAGTCGGCGACGGCCACTGGACCATCGTTGGGGTCTGGAAGATGAACCGCGTGGCCGTGAAGGACCGGGTCTACCGGGCCAATAAAGCGAAGAGGGCCAAGTGAGCAAGCTGCACCGAGTCGAGCTCGTCGGCGGGAAGCACGACGGGACGGTGATCGAGATTCCTGAGCTCCGCGAGAAGCTCATGATCCCCCTGGACCGGACGGACGGCGAGCTGCTCAAGAAGGGCGGTTTCACCAGTGCGCCGAGCGACCACATGCGCCTTGTCACCTACCTGCACGACGGCTCCACGCCGGACCTGCACATCCGCTACACAGTCGACTGGCTTCAGCGGAACTGGAGCGCCTGAGCACGCACTTTTCGCCCGTCGCGATCGAATCGCGATCGAATCGCGATCGAATCGCGGGGGGGTCGCGGACCAGTCGCGGGGGGTGCGCGGAGGACTCGCGGGGGGTGCGCGGAGGTCGCTCTGCCGCTCGGCCAGCCGGCTGAAATCCTGCTGATCGACGCTCGCCGTCCTTGAGCTCGTGTGCTCGAAACCCTCCATAGCGTGCCGAAAACAGCCTTCAAGGCCGCGATTCCAACGCGATTCGATCGCGATTCGTCCGCGATTCGATCGCGATTCCAACGCGACGCTACGTTACGAGACGGGACGAGACGCCCCTCCGGGCGGCTCGGGCTCGGCCCGACTCGTCGGAGGGGGGTGGAGGGGGGAGGGGTCGGTTGACGAAATGAGCGCCAGGGAGGAACCTGTGGAGAACCCAGGAGGATCACCCCGTGGCCGAAAAGCAAACTGCTGCTGAGAAGAAAGCTGCTGAGAAGGCCAAGGCTGAAGCTGAAGCACTGGCAGCTGCTGAGGAGGCCAAGGCTGAACAGCTCAAGCTGGACACTGCCTACAACGAGGGCTACGAGCTCGGACTGATCGGGCTGACCTGCCAGGTGCCAGACGGCATGGGCGAGGAGATGGCCGATCGTTTCCAGCTGGGCCACGGCTTCGGCCTCGAGCAGCGTGGCCAGGCGCTGGATGCCAACGCTCCAGTGGCGAGGGCATCGAACCCTGTGCACGTCTGCTCCCCCTCGGACGAACAGGTGAAGGCGGGCGACATGACGCCCTTCCAGCGACGTGAGCAGGCCCTGGACCATGCAGCCGGGCGAGACCGTCGCAAGGCAGCAGCCCCCCTTCCGCGCAACGTGGCAGCCGTGTACGACGAGGACGGCAATCTCCTGCCGACGCGAGAGCAGACTCGCCGGGCTGCCATGAAGGCTGCTGCTGCTGAGGCTGCTGCTGAGGCCTGACGGTGGGGCTGAGCGAGGAGGAGCTGCGGAAGCTCCACGGCGGCGCAGCTCCCATCTCGGTGCCAAAGCCTGAACCGGCGAAGAAGGCCGGTCAGAAGCTCATCAAGAAGCCGGCGCCCCGGACGCCACCGAAGGGGACTCGCATCCCCAAGGTGCCGAAGGCGATCCAGGAGCAGCTGGATGTCTTCGAGTTGTGGATCGCCAAAGCCTTGGACCGGAGCGAGCTCGACCCCGGGCAGGGCGCCGTCATGCGGATGCTGCTGGCCCAGGTGCCGGGTCTCAAGCCAGAGAAGCGGGTCGCCACGTTCAAGGAGCTGGCCAGGATCCGCGGGCTCTACAGCGCGAAGTCGAAGGTCATGGACCAACGGCCTCCGAGCGAGCTCTCCACCCTCGAGCTGATCCAGGTGATCGGCCACGGCCTGGGCCTCGTTGACTGGCAGGGTGTGACTCCGTCGCAGCTCCCCGACCCGACGCCGGCTGACTACTCGGCTGTTTCTGTGCCTACCGAGGGGATGCTCGACGATGACAGCCGCGTCATCTGAGGCCGCCTACCTCCGGGCCTGTCTGGAGGAGCTCTACCACCGGGTCATCGTCGATCCGCCGATGTTCCTGACCTGGTCGCCACATAAAAAACAGGCCCTTTTTTTACTTTCGCAGGCTCAACAGAAAATCAGCATCGGTGCGAACCGGACGGGAAAGACCGAGGTGCTCGTGTACGAGGGCGCCGAGAGGCTGGCTGGCTGGTCTCCCTCGCTCACTCGCTACCACGGCAAGCTGGTGGTCTACCCGGATCAGCGCACCTGGATCGTCAGCGAGGATCTGGACGTGTCGAAGGACACGGTGCAAGCGAAGCTCGAGACGTTGCTCGACCCGAGCATGGCAGTGCGCTCCAGCCGCGGGCTTGATGATTGCTGGAAGAAGGGCGACCTGACGTGGACGAACCCGACCACCGGCAACTACCTGAAGTTCAAGAGCGTCGACCAGGGCAGGGCTAGCTTCCAAGGCCGCTCGATGACTTGGATCGGGTTCGACGAAGAGCCGAAGGACGAGACGGTCTACGACGAGAGCTACGCCCGCATCCTGGACTGTGGCGGGCAGATCGCCTTCGCCTTCACGGCGGTCGACGGCAGCCGTTGGTTGCACACGCTCATCATGGGCGAGACGGAGGACGTGTTCTCTGTGTCGATGGGAGCGATCGACAATCCGCACCTGCCGGACGACTACATCAAGAAGGCCGAGAGGCGCTGGAAGCCTGGCAGCGACGATCACCGCATTCGGATCATGGGCGAGTACATCCTCCGGTTCGGCAACCCCTACTTCGACCGTCAGCAGCTCGACTGGTTCGCTGACTATCACACGGTCGACTACGACGACCCGGACGCGCTGGTGAGCGATCTTGGCAGGATCAAGGCCGGAAAGACCTACTGGTCTGGGAAGGTGACCTGGAGCAACGCGGGCAAGCCGAAGTTCACGTTCCTGCACAACGGGGCGCTGAAGATGTTCCGAGTGGCCCGCCAGGGGCGCCGCTACATCGTGAGTTCGGACTCGGCCAGCGGTGAGATCGACGGCGACTTCCTCTGCGCCCAGGTGATCGACACGCATTCTCTCGAGCAGGTGGCCGTCTGGCGCGGGAGGATTGACCCGGGGACGTTCGGCAGGATCCTGGCGGTTCTGGCCAGCTACTACAACGCGGCGATGATCGTGCCCGAGACCAACTTTCACGGGACGGCCACGCTCTACGTTCTGCAGCAGGAGTGCCAGTACGGGAACATCTACACCCGCCAGCAGGTCGACAAGCGGGCCAACCAGAAGACCACCGCGTCGTCGGTCGAGGGGCCTCAGAGCGTCATGCGAGTGGGCTGGTACACCGACCGGAAGACCAAAGAGCAGATGATGGGCTGGCTCAAGAACCTGGTTGGCACCCAGGATCTCGTCATTCACTGCCCCCAGACTCTGTCCGAGATGAGGGCCTACGGCTACCTCCGAGACGACACCTCGAGATTCGGCCTCGGGGCCATCTCAGGACACGATGACACTGTCGACGCGCTGGCTATCGCCCTGCAAGGCGTGGCCCAGGCCGGCGTGAACCCGAAGTCTGTCGTCGACATCGAAGAGGACATTGGAGAGCAGCTGGTGGCCCTTCAGGAGCAGATAGAGGACGGCGGCGTCTCTGATTGGCTTGACGAAGGGTGGGGCTCTGCCGAGGATGACAGTGATCCGTTTGACCCCTTCTGAGGTTCAAGATGAAGAAGACCAGCGCACGTTCAGGCAGCAAAGGCGAGGTTGGCTCGAAGCCGAAGGTGAAGTTCGGCAGCTCTGGCTGCGGTCGCCTGGAGAGCAAGACCCTCGGCACGGCGAAGCCCGGCTTCGGCAAGGTCAAGGCCATGGAACAGAAGAACATGCAGCACTAGGCCTTCGCGCCTGACTCGGGTTCAGCCATGCACAACTACGTTCCTCGGCAAGCCAACTTCACGAACACGCTCGATGCTCAGGTCATCGCTGGAGGTCGCTGCCGACTGGACGCGATCACCGTCCAGCACCTGGGCATCGACGCGGGCGCCTTCGAGATCATCAACATCCGGGCCCCCGGTGGTGGTGACGTGCTCTGGAGTTTCGCTTGGCCAGCAGGCGAGACAGACATCGTTCAGATCCCGATCACCCTGCCCCTCGGCGGGCTGGTGTGCCCCAACGGGTTTGAGCTCCAGGTCGAGGGCGGCAACGCGAACGCGAACGTGAAGGGCTCGATCCAGTACGGCGTGGCTCGCAAGGATCTCGATCTGGTCATGGTCGACACCTGGACGCTGACTCAGGTGGGAGAGTTTGCCAGCCCGAGCTCTCCGATCACTCACCCGATGATCGGCCTTGAGACCCGGGCGAACCCGCCTGCATCTGGACCGCTCACACTGGCCACCGACACGGATGACATCGTTGCCATCATTCCACCTGGCTACGACGACGCGGGCGGCAAGGGTGTTCCTATCGTGGTCGGCTACCACGGCCATGGCCTCACGGCAGGCGCCCAGGACCCGTTCAATCTGAGCATCCTCCCTGACGTTTGCCGGGAGGTCGGCGCGATCTTCCTCTCGGTGACGGGCTATGACGGCCTCACCTGGCCGTCGTCGATTTGGTCCACGACAGGCGGCGGCGGAATGCTGCATGTCGACGCTGCCATCCAGTGGGCTCTGGATCGTTTCAACGTCGACCCCGATCGGATCTTCATGTCCGGGTACAGCGGTGGAGGGTGTCACGCGCTGACCTACGCGGCCACGCACCGAGATCCCGCTGGCATCATGATCGCCGGCGTGATCCCGTGCGCAGGCCTGCCCGACGTCGTTCAGCGCTACCATGCGCTCTCAGGCCCATCGGACGAGACCGACAAGGCGGACAAGGCGAGCATGGAGTTCGCCAGCAACATGAACGGTGGCTACGTCACAGCTGCAGAGCAGCACCGTTTTCAGCGAGTGAGCTCTCTCTACATCGACGAGGCAACCTACGTTGCTGGGTCAGGCGGCGGAACCTATCAAGGCGCGAAAAGCCAAGGACTGAGCCTTGAGGGAACGGCTGTCTGGCAGTTCTACGACACACAGGACACCACGACCGTTGGTTTGCCCAACCAGAACGACCAGCTGTACGACATGCTCGTTGCAGCCGGCCACACGGACATTCAGCGCACAAAGACGTCAGACGCTGTCAATCCGCACGACTGGGACCTGCTGATCCCCAAGAAGCAGGAGCTCATCCAGTGGATCCGCACCCGTCGGGTGAACCGCTATCCATCGAACTTCAAAACGTGCACGCCCGAGGGTTTGCAGGTGGCGAGCTTCGCTGAGATCACAGCTCCGACGAGCTCATTCGCCAGGCAGAGAACCGCGACGTCTCCCGGCGTCATGGCGATCACGCTTTCAGAGCTGAACAACCTGAACCAGATCCGCTGGGACTTCGAGAAGACAGCCTTCTCGCATCTCTCTGGAGGCGTCGGTGACCCACTCTCGGTCACGGTGCCGAACAACTCGGCCACGCTGCAGGTGACCAACCTGTCCTGGACGCCAACCGTCGTGACGGGGGCCGACGCCTTTACTATCAACCCCGCTGGAATCCCAGCGACACTTCACCCAGCGGTTGAGTTCACGAAGGCCCTGGCGGGAACGGTGACCATCGAATGACTGTCAGCGTGAGCGGCTACAAGCCCCCCAACGTCGAGCGGATGACCCACTACTACGCCGCGTTCAACACGATCAACGTGGCGCCCACTCTGATCGGCAAGGCCTGTCGCCTCTGGGACATCACCGCACTCATCTCTGGCAACGCTGGCGCTCTCGTCATCAAGTTCGAGGATGGCGTCGAGCCATTCACGGAACGCTACCGCTTCGAGGTCAATCAGCTCGACGTGGCGACCGATATGTATGCTCGCTACGACAATGCACGAGGCCTGTTCTTCCCCAACGGTATTCGCATCACCCCTGGTGGACTCGGCCCAATCGTCTTGACGAAGCACGTCATCAACATCTCGGCTGAAATCCTTGGAAACGCTTGAATGAGTGATTCTGCTGTTCTCCTTGTCGTGCTGGTGTCATGTCTTTTGCCCCTGGCGACCATTGCTGGATCTATCGTCTTCATCGCCCGCCACAGCGAGAAGGTCCGATCCCGCATGCTCGTCCAGGAGAGAATGTGGCTCGAGGCCATCGACCGAGAGCGCGAGTCGTCAAGGACTGACCTGGAGGCGACGTCCGTGTTCATGCAGGGCGCCCTGGACCGGGTCCGCCAGGACTACGACGAGTCGCTGGCGCACTACAACGGCTTCATCGAGAGGTTGCTTCAGCAGGCCGACATGCAGGGGGCGGTGGCTGGTGGCCCGGCGACCATGGTTCAGCCCGACGGACCCGTCGACGAGTACGACGACGAGCCAGGCGTGGGACTCATTCCTCCGGGACCGGCCTTACCACCTTTCGTTCCCGACACTCGTCAGGGTGTCGGCGACCAAGCCTTTGGGATGTCGCAAAGCCAGAACGGAGAAGCAACATGAGCGCGAAGCACGGCAAGGTTGACCTCAGCAAGATCGGCAAGAGTGACAGCCCGACGATGGGTGGCGGCATCGGCTGCAACGACCCGACCGCGGCGGCCCGCAAAGCAGGAAAGCGAGCGATTGCCCGCGTCAGCCCTCCCGGCCCTGACAAGAGCGTCCACCGGCGCAAGGTCCCTGGCGACGGCAAAGGGGGCTAGATGCCCGTTGTAGGCAGAGCTCCCCCGCGGACGCTGCCCAGGCCGACGACGAAGGTCTGGAGGCAGGGCGACCGTCCACAGCTCGACCCTGTCACGCGCTCGGGGCTGTCGTGGGTCAAGGAGATCCAGGACGTTTCCGGCGGTTGGCTCTACGAGCTCAGGCGCCAGTGGGCGATCAACAAGGCCGTGCGCATCGGGCAGCAGTACGCTCGTTTCGACGGCGGCCAGGCCCGCACAGGAGCTGCCAGGAAGAACAGCAAGAACCGGGTGCGGTTGTCGGTCAACGTCATCCACCCGGTGGTTCAGACGTTCATCGCCCTGCTGCTCAAGACCAAGCCGGCGCTTTACGTCATGCCTGCCACGGGCGACATCGACGACCGCGACCGGGCCAAGGTGGCCGAGAAGATCCTCGATCACGAGTGGCGTGCAAACGGCATGGACAGTCAGCTGGTGGCGCTGGCTGGTTGGCTATTCGAGACGGGGGCAGCCTTCACCGAGACCTGGTGGGATCCAACGTCTGGAGGAATCCAGGAGGCCAAAGACGAGCAGGGAAACCCGCTCTACGACCCTGACTCCGGCAAGCTGCTCGTCGACAAGAACGGCAAGCCTCTTCGCTACGCTCTCGGGCGCACGCGCATAGCCACGGTCCCACCGTTCCAGATCACCGCTGACCTGAACGCGATGACATGGGATGAGATCAACTGGGTCAACCGCGGGCGCATGATGCCCCTGTCTGAGATCCGCAGGCGCTGGTGGTGGGGCCAGTTCGTGAACCCGGAGCCGTTCGACGTCAACAACAGCGTCGAGTCCCAGTTCAACCGCCTCACGGCTGCCAACAGCTCGGGCGACTTCGGCACGCTTCAGGGTCGAAGCGAGTGGGCGCGAGTGAACACCTGCTACGTCCGGCCTGGCCAGCGCGTCGGTGATCGGATCTACGAGGACGGCGCTCTCATCATCGAGTGCCAGGGCATGGGGCACATCGAGCGCATCCCGTTCGAGGATGCCCCGGGCTACGACCCGCAGGTCGACTGGAACCCGTTCACCATGTTCCGGTGCTACGAGGTTGGTCGCTTCTGGCCGATGGGTGTCATCGACAACGTCTGGCCGATCAACAAGGAGATCAACCGGCTCGAGTCGGGGATCATGGAGTGGGTCGGCACATCGGTCTACCCGAAGTGGCTGCTCCCGAGCGGCTGCGGCGTGACGGACAAACAGCTCACTCGAGAGGCTGGCGAGAAGGTCCGTTACAATCAGACGGCTGGCCCGCCGAAGATGGTCGATATGCCGCCGCTCCCAGCGACGGTCATGCAGATGCTGCAGCACATGCACGAGAACGTCGACACCGTGAGCTCGCAGCACGGACCGTCTCGTGGTCAGGCCCCCAGCAACATCAAGTCAGGCATCGGCCTGTCCTTGCTCCAGGAGCAGGACGCCACCGACATGGGGCCGATCACCACACTCTTTGAGGGTTCCTTGGCCCAGCTCGGCAGGCAGATCCTTCTCCGAGACAGCCAGTTCTGGAAGGAAGACAGGCTCGTCCGCGTGATGGGCAAGAACCGCCAGATCGAGGTGTTCCGTTTCTCTAGTGCGGATCTTGGTGGAAATGTCGACGTTCACGTCGAGGCAGGCAGCGGGCTCCCCAAGAGCAAGGCGGCGCAACAGAGCTACGCGAAGGTGCTTGTCGAGCTGGGCCTTTACTCGCCGATGATCCCCGACCAGCGGCGCAAGTTGCTGCAGATCATGGAAACGGGCGACGTCGGAGAAGTGTTCGACACGTCGAAGGACCGTCGCCGTGCGCAGTTCGAGAACGACCTGATGGTGAAGGGGCTCGTCATGCCCCAGCCGGCCTGGTACGAGGACGGCGATGCCCACCTTCAGGAGCACATCGACTTCATGAAGGGCGATATCTACGAGAAGGCCAAGGCGGAAAACCCGCAGGTCGAGGCCTTCTTCCAGATGCACCTGATGATGACCTTCCAGAACATGAGCCAGCTCGGCGGGCAATCAGCAATGCCAGGCCTCGGCGGCTCGATGGCCGGTCCAGGAGACGCCATGGGCACCCCAACAGGGCCTCCGCAGGCGGCAGGATTCGACAATGGACCGTCGGACGGGAGCCTCCCAGGCATGAAGATGACCCAGTCCCAGGACGACAATCGGGCCCAGACCGCTGGTAGCGGCCCGCTCGCCGGTGCGTGACAAGATGCGCGGCGATTCCATAGCCTAGAAGCCCCAGGAGCGAATCATGCCCATGCCGATGCAAAAACACGTCACTGAGGGCGCCCCAGTCCGCCAGCCCCTTCAGCAGTCGATGGCTCCCGATCCCAATGCCCTGGAGGCCCAGGGTGGGCGCGTCCAGCCGACGCATGAGCCCCCCGCCAACCCGAACACCCTCGGCGGGGCCAGCAGCCCAGCAGCCCAGGCCGCTATCCGTGACCTGGAGAATCCGAGGGGGATCTCCGAGCGGCGCATCGCCGAGGCCCGCGCACGCGCCCTGGCAGCCCCTCCGAGCCAGCCGCAGGAGCTCCAGCAGCCCGCTGCCCCCCAGGCGCCCGCTCCGCAACCGACCTTTCAGCAGCACCAACCAGTACCCGCGCAACCGCAGATGGCTGCACAAGCCCCTCTGCCGAGCGTAGGCCCCGCCGTGGTCCAAGACCCGGCTGTCTCCCAGGCGCAGTTCATGGCCGGCCTGCAGACCGTGCACGAGACCCATCAACGCAGCATGGACGCGATGATGCATCGGCACGGCCAGGCTATGGCCGACGTCTTGGCGAGGCAGCCCGTCGTTCCGCAGGAGCCACCCCAGCCCATCGAAATGCCCGATCCGCAGGTGGATCCGGGTGGGTACACCGACATGAAGTTGCAAGGGATCGAGCAGACGCTCGGCCAGCTGCAACGCTCCGTCGGTGCCCAGACCATGCAGAACAAGATGGAGCTGGCCAAGGCGAAGGTCCGAGCTCGACTCGAATCCTTCGAGGCCCCTGGAGATTTGCGCCCCTTCGCAGGACGGCCCGCGATCGCGGAAGCCTACGAGTACCGGGTCATGAACGACCTGGTCTCCGGCAACGGTCTGGGCAGTCTGAACGAAGACGCAATGATCGACGAGTCTGTGCAACGGTACGGCGGATCGGTCGCTCAGGAGGTTGGCAGCTACACCGTGCCAGCTCCCGCGGCCCCCGTCGCTTCTGATCCGGGGGCTCAGGCCGCCGCTCAGATCGCCGTCAACCAGAGCGTCAGTCACGCTCCTACGCCGATGGCCCCTGCTGTTTCGGAACAGCTCCAGCAGCCCGTTCCGTTCCAGTACAACCACGGCGATTTCGAGCAGCGCCAGTCGCGTGCTCGCCAAGACCTCGAGAGACTCGCAGCCGAGTTGGGATCCGATTACTAGCGGATTTTCCAACCGAGGTAGTGAACGATGGCTGCGTCAACTCTTGACGTCTACGATGCTTTTCTCAAGGACTGGTATCTGAGCGAGTGGGTTGACCAGCTCACGAGCATGACCACGACCTGGCGCTTGCTGCGCCGCAAGCTGACCAAGTGGGCCGGCAAGCAGATGGTCATCCCGATCCGCAAGGGCCGCAACTGGGGTGTCGGAGCGATCCCGACCTCTGCCAGCGGGTCGATGGCCACGCTCAACGTGGCTGGCCACCAGAGCGTCGATCGCGTGCTCGTCGACGGCAAGCTCGTCACCGGCGCGTTGCAGATCGCGCAGGACACGATCGACAAATCGAAGGTCGACCGCGGCGCGTTCTTCGAGGACCTGGACTTCGAGATGCGTGGACTGGTGGACGACGTGGCCGACTACGTCGACAACGTCTCCCACCTGGCTGGCAACGGAGCCCTGGCCACGATCACCCAGGTCACGAGTGGCACCCAGCTCACGGTCGACAACCACCAGCCCTTCTTCGACAACATGCGGATCGAGTGCTGGTCTTCGACGGGCGCTGGCACGACTGACTTCACGGCCAGTGGTGACGCTGCTGTTGAGGCCAACCTGCCTTCTGGTGGGCTCGTTCAGGTCATCTCTGCGGTCCAGCGCAACGTGGACGGCAGCGGCGTACTGACGATGGTAGCCACGGCTGGAGCGGCGATCGGTTCCAATCTGGCTCGGGCCGGCTCTCGGAACACGGGAGCTGACACTGGCTACGAGCCCATGGGTCTTCCCGGCCTGATCTCGAACGCCAACCCGCCCCTCGATTCCACCTTCCAGGGCATCACGCGGACGGGCAACAACTGGTGGCAGTCTCTTGAGACCGATGCCACGAACTCGACGTTCAGCGAGGATCTTCTGCAGCAGCAGATCGACTACACCCACGACACGAGCCGTGGTGACATCGACTACCTGATGACGCAGCGGATCACGCGGCGGAAGATGTTCACGATCCTGAACCCGACGGCTGCTCTGTCTCGGTTCTCCGACACCAATGTCATCACCCCTGGCTTCCTGGGCGGCAAGGTCGAGGACAAGCACCCCGAGGGCAGCGACTTCCTGTTCTTCGACGGTCGCATCCCGATCATCGTGGATCGCTTCTGCAAGCTCGAGATCGACAACATCACCGTCAACGGCCCCTACCACTTCGGAACGATCTACGGCCTGGACATGGACACGCTCTACGTGGCGCTCATCACCGACTTCACCTGGTGGGCACCCGAAGGTCGCATCCTGCACCGCTCAGACAGCCGGGCCTTTGGTGTCCTGGCCGACCTGTACCTCTACGGTCAGATCGTCTGTGACGCTCCCAACAAGAACTTCCAGCTGAAGATCGACCTGAACTGATCCGAACTTCTCCCATCTGAGAGCCGCGGGGGTCGAGGGGGCGACCCTTCGATCCCCGCTTCCATATGCGACTCAAGACACCAGCGAAGTACCACCAGCACCCAGGGCTGCAAGCTGACCTGACGGCCTACGACCCGAACCTGTGGCTGGTGTTCCTGCCCACGACGGGGAAAGACCCACACGGACGCTGGGCGGTCTTGTGGGAGGGGCCCGGCTATGTTCCGACCCACATGCGCCTTCGGGGTCTCGAGGGCTGCTGCGGGAAGATGACCCGCTTCCAGATCGCCAAGATGATCTGGGACGGCAAGGGCAACTACCTGGACCCGAGCGATCACCGTGGGCTCATCATGGACGCTGTGAAGCTGAACGACAGCAAGAACGTCGGCGGTGTAGCACAGCGCTGCACTGACATCGAAGAGCGCGAGCAGAAGGCGAAGGAAGACCTCCGCGCCGAGCACCGTGAGCGCAACCGAGACCTGGCCTACCAGGTGGCCGACACCGTGGGCACGAACAAGACCATCGGTGGCTACGGCAAGAACGCCATGAAGCACAGCTACGCTGACCGAGCCAAGGGTGACTGATCCATGGCCGCCTACGAAGAGCTGACGACGCTGGACGTTCTGAGGTGGCTGAGGCAGAAGTCGAGAACGACGTCTCCGACGGCGGGGCACAACGACCCCAGCTGGTCCGCTGGCAACGAGGGTTCTTGGTCAGACGCGATCCTCGTGGACTACATGAACGAGAGCATCCGTCACGTTGCGACGCTGCTGATGGAGACCGGGCATCACGAGTATTTCCGCAAGGTCCGAGTCAACCTGACGCCTGCTGCTGGCTTGCTCGTGGTGCTTGAGGACGATCTGGTCAACTTCGACTTCGGTGTCTTCCGTCTCGGCTGGGTCCAGTGGTCGGGGCAGAGCGCACCAAACTACGTGGGCCCGATCCGCGAGAGGACTGACAGCCGCATGATCCAGGGGCAGCAGGTGAAGGCTCTGCAGCCAGACCTCGAGAGCCAAGGTGGGGCAAACTTCGCTCACCCAGAGGTTGAGTTCTCCGCTGCCTTCGAGGAGGACCCGATCTCCAAGAAGATGGCCCTGACGCTGCGCTTCAGGAACTACCCCGTGGGAGATGCCCCGACCGTCGACTACAGCCACTACTCGTTTCCCAGCCAGTTGGATCGGACTCTGGCGAGCCCGGCGACAGAGCAGGTCGGTCTCCCGCCGATGGTCTGGAACGTCTTCAAGCTCTACACGCTGATGACGATGTTCGAGGATGAGGACAACGACCGCATGACGCACTACGCGGCTCGCTATCAGGAGGCCGCTGGAATCCTTCGCAACGCGGCTGTCATGAACTACGACAAGCCAGCCGGCGCGATCGAGGCCAGTCTGATCCGCGCTGAGCGCATGTCTGGGAGGATGGGCTGATGGCACTCCCCGTTCCGCAGGTGATCGGGAACACGCTCCGCTACCTCTACTCCCATTCGGTGGGCAGGAACAAGCAGTCGGGTGAGTTCAAGAGACAGCACTACCTGTCCTGGATCAGCGAGGGCATTCACGTTACAGCCCGCGAGCTGATGGAGCTGGGCCACCACTTCACGATCACGACTTGGCCGTTCGATCTCGTGGCTGGCCAGAGCATCTACGCACTCCGCACCGGCGTTGCCGCACAGCAAGCCGGCGCCACGCTGAGCAAGGACACGCTGAAGGACTGGGAGAACTTTGGTCGGCCTGCCGCTCTCTACGTCCGTGACCAGGCCGACAACGAGTGGGTTCCCGTCCGCCTGGTGGACGCCGTGACTGCCGTCGACGAGGGTCTGAGCGACACGTCGAGCTCGTGGATGCCGCAGGCCACCCTCGAGATGCAGTCCCAGACGGTCGACGGGGCGACATGGGAGGGCGAGCCGATTCTCCGCTTCCCAGACCCGCCAACGCACAGCGTGACGCTGGGGGCGAAACTTCTGTTTCACTTCCTGCCGAGCGAGCTGGATCCAGAAACTCTGAACACCTTCGCTCCAGCGCTTCCATCGTTCGCCTTCCGCTTCATGAGGGTTGTCGCCGAGCAGCAGATGTACAAGGCCTTCGGCGACATCGACGCGCTGAAGATTCTGATGCACCCGCAAATGGGCGAGTACCACATGGAGCGCCAGCGGTTGATCGAGAACGCGGACAAGCCCCTCTCCGATGATCCGGTCTACGTTGACGCTGGTGGCTACTGGAGCGACCGCGACTGGCTTGGTTGGGGCATGCTCTCTGGATGGGGTTCCTGATGCCTTCCGCCTCAAGCGTTCTGACCTACACCACCGTTGCGATGAAGTGCCACCACCAGAAGGACTACGACCTTCTGACGATCCCAGGCACGAAGGACTACGAGCAGATGCGCCTGATCGGCAACTTCTTTGTCCGCAACCCGGACGCAGTCGCCAGGACTCTCGTCATCCAACAGGGCAACGGCTTCGGGGGCTTCGACACGATGCTCGAGCTCGACATCGCGGCCAGCTCTTCATCCGAATACACGATGTTCGCCAACCCTCCGACGGCTCTACTCGGGGGCGTGATGCGAGCCATCGTGTCCCCGGTTCCTCTGGCCGCTCACAACTTCGAGACGACCTTCATGATGATCCCTGGTGAGTTCCTGCTGACCTGGAGCGTTGCGTGAGGAACCGTTCACCAATCACTCGCTTCGGCGGCATGAACAGCGCCAACGATCCTGAGCAGATCGAGGATGGGCGTGCCCAGTCGGCTCGCAACGTCACGCTCGGGAAGCAGACGCTGCGTGGTCGTCGTGGCCACAAGAAGGCGCACGAGGTTCCGGTGTGGGGCCGGTCGCTGTCCCTCGACGGGCTGAAGACTGGCATCGTCGGCAGCCGTCTGCCCGAAGGAACGCACGTCCACTGGGACGATGCTGACGGCGCTGACAAGACCCGCCTGACGTTCCAGATCAGGACTCAACCCGTCGACCTGGACAGCATCGGCGAGAGCGAGATCCCGTACAGCCTGGACTACAACGGCGATCACGAAATGCCCGACGAGACGCTGGTCTCGACGATCTACCAGCGCCACACGTTGCCGATGGGCTACGAGAGTCTCGACCCGCTCCTGTGGAAGCCCAACGGATCCAACCGCTACGACACGACGGTCGGCAAGAAGTACCCGTGGTTGCCGGGCATCGACACGCTGACGATCGCAGAGGCCGACAACGTGCGCCCGAAGTTCGCGTGCATCTGGGGGACCGGGCCTCTACGCGAGTTCCCTCTGTGGCAGCGCGACCAGTCCCAGAAGAGAGCTGTTGACGGAGGCCTTCTCGCCACGTCTTCGACCTTCGGCAAGCCCGCGCCGGCCATGGACAGCGACAACGTCGACGTGGGCGACTTCGATGCTGGAGACCTCTACCTCTTCTGGGTCTACTCGCCGATCACGGCCAGCTGGTATCTGATGTTCCTGTGGGAGTACAGCGACCCCGGGGAGACTGGCGTTCCGCACGTCCAGGGCATGAACCGCTACTACGCCTTCTCTGGGTGGGGCGCGAACACGGACAACATCGCGGCCATGCCCGTGGACCCGACCGTGCCTCACACGATCACCTGCACCTTCATGCGCCGTTACGAGGACACGGCCTCGAGCGACATGCAGATCTTGGTCGACGATCCGTTCGACGGGAATCCAGCCACTGCCACTGACACCTACGGCTACGTCCTGCAGGAGCCTCTCCCTGGAGGCGGTCCTGCTGTTGGACCAGCGAACGCTGGCTCGGCCCCCACCTTCGGTGTGAAGGAGCTCTTCGGCGACGGTGGCGTTCGCAACGGATGGCGGGGCCGCACGATGTATCTCGGCGGTCTGCCCAAGATGTCGAACCAGCGCGGCGCTTGGGGCTACGGAGTGGGCCGCTCGTCGACGCCAGGTGGGATGACCGGGATCACCTGCCCTTACCCTGGCCGTCTGTCAGAGCTGCGGCTCTACTGCGGCGCCTTGGACACCGTGGGGGCGAACCGGGATTGGGCCACCACGTCGATGCTCATGCCCTTCGACAGCAGGACGATCAAGAGGCATGCGGCTGGCGCTGCCTGGGACTACGGCACTGATCCAACGGTCGTGAAATACACCGGGTGCATCAACATCTGGAGGCTGCTCGAGGAATCGGGCGACGTCTTCGACCCGCTCTACACGTTTGCCGGCTCAAGCGCTGACGACAGCTTCTGGTCTGGTGGCAAGCCGGCTGGTCTGCTGCAGGACTTCCATCCGTTCGAGCCGATCAGCAATGGTGCCCTGGTCGCCCCGCCCACACTCCTGGGGTCCGATGGCGGAATGCGATTCAACGGTGGCTCGCCGGCCTTCTCGATGCAGGGAGCTCTGTTCCGGCATGCCCGTGGCGAATCTGTAGGGAGCGCCGGCGACGTCCCAGCAACGGGGACCATGCGCTCTCCCAACCAGTTCGGCTGGGGCCTGACCTACAAGGTCCACACGGCGCCTTGCCTCGAGCCCTCTTCGGCGGCGGGGCCCTCGGGCGACATCCCCTACCCGAAGCTGACAGAGCCCGGCCAGGGGGAGGTTCACACGCTCCTGCAGCTCATGGCCCCTGTGCGCCAGGGCAAGGATGACGACACCGTTCTGGACGGCGTTACGATCACGACTGACGACCTGGGCCAGACAGAGGGCCGCACGGTTGGCTTCGATCACCCGAGCACCGTGGCTGAGGGCACCGCCGCGACGGATCACCCGCCAGGCCGCAAGGCCCTGGAGTGCGGCAGGGTGGACCTGGTCTGTCACTACGTCGACATCGACGGCCTGGGGACCATGAAGCGCCGCTACGTCATGCGGGCGGACTTCGGCTACGGCGCTACCAACGACGACTTCACTGACTTCGCTGACCCAGAGGAAGCAGCGCAGCAGCTTGGCAACGAGAGGATGTTCAGATCCTCGATCGACATCGCCGCTCCAGGAGCCAACGAGCAGCCAGACGTCGGGGACAACTACTTCCACACCAACTTCTCCTCCGACCGTGACGACCGCTACTGCTACGTCACGCTGGCGAACGCCGGTGGGGCTGCCTATGAGAACCCCGACGACATCGAAGGCCGGGTCTTCGCTGTGTACGCCGGCTACAGCTCTAACCCAGAGTCGTCACCAGCGTCGAAGGTTGTCGGAAACCAGGTGCTGAGGGTCTGGGATATCACCGTGCCGGCTGCGGCCTTCGAGGTGACTCCGACAGGAGCAAACGAGCACCGCAAGATTGCTGAGGTGGGGATGTCCTTCGGGATCACGAGCCTCTTCGGCACGGACAAGTACCTGCTCTCCTTGGGCGGCAAGATCGAGCCGGGTGATTCCCAGTGGTGGGTCGGCGAAGGTGCCGGAGTTGACGACAGGTTTCACTTTCCCGGGCAGAACGGAGACACGTATCCGAAGGGTTGCTGGGCGATCTCAAACACACCAGACCAGAAGGGAGATCGGCGTTCCATCGGCTGCAGTGCTGGAATGATCTTCAATGGAGCCAAGGGGCAGGTCGACTTCGCCAGTGTGTTCCACGACAACCTCAACGTCACCACGGCCCGCGAGTTCTTCTATGCGATCTCCAAGGAGACGACGCTGTGGGGTGGGCATGTGCCCGAGGCTGCCAGGGCCTTCGTTGACGACGAACTAAAGGCGGCGTGGATCTGCGATGTGGACGGCGGGCCAATCGTCATCGACGACGCCGGTGGTCTTCACCTGGGTCTAGACGATCTGATCTCTGCGGTTGCGCCGAGTGGCACCGAGTACCAGTGGGTCAATCTCGAGGGCGGTGGCAGCTCGAAGACCTTCGACCACGACTACACCTACAACCGCGGCACACGATCTTCGATGTTCCCGTCCGCGCTGATCCCTGTCCGCAACGTGAACACTGGTCGATACGACACGCTCTACACGGAAGAGTTTTCGGACACCGTGGTCGTTGCTGCACTTGGCGCGAGTGAGCTCCCCAACGTGGACCCCAGCAAAGAGACGCTGCTTGCATGCCTTGGACATCTCCGAGCGTCTAAGAAGACCGACATCCTCGTCGTCAGTAAGACCGCGGTGCTGAGGTACGACGACGCAGGTGCTGGATCACTCACTAGAGTCGGACCACTTCCCCAGCACTTCTCTGACCAGCACGTTGTCTCGAGGGATGTGAGCGCTGAGCGGACGGTGCTGACCAACGGCGCAGCGAACCCCGTAATCCTCGGTGCTGACTCCCGGCCACGGCAGACGGAGTTCCTGAACCCGCCGATCTACGGCGTGCCAGTGATCTGGGCCAGGACGTGGACGCTGGCAGAGAACAACGCCGGTGAGGTGCCCGATGCGTCAGAGTGGCCGTTCGTCTTCAAGGTGGCCTACGAGACGGTCTACCCTTCGAGTCGGTCGGTGATCGGCATCGAGCGCGTCGAGGCGAGCACGGGCCTTCGCTGGACCGGCGAGATGCCCAGCCTCATCAACGACCCGGTCGGGCAGTCTGGCTGGGGATTCACCATCGAGGGCCTGGCGCGGACGCCGCCGACGGACATCGTCAACTGGCGCTTCTTCTTCACCTACTGGAGCGAGCGCCTGCAGGTCGAGTCGTTCCCTGGACGGGTGTTCACCTGGGCCAACGCTCTGCCCTTCCGCCCACCAGTGGCTGGGTCGACTGACCTCGGCGCCAACAGTGTCTTCACCCCTGTCCCCGACAACCGCTACACCGGCCTGCCGGCGAACCACGGGCTGGTCTTGGTCATGCGCGGGCAGACGCCCCTGAACGCGACCGAGATCCTTCCTGACACGGCTGGCGTCTCGGGCACGCCGAAGACCTACAACCTCCGCATCCGCAACGTGCCCCTGTCCCCCGACCCGGACGTAAGTCATCTGCGGGTCTACCGCACCACGGCCAACGGAGACGTGTTCTTCCTCGAGCAAGAGATCGCCATGGTGGGCGGCGCTGGCTCGAAGGACGATCGGATCACTGTCACGGTTGGCACCAAGGCCGACTACGAGCTCTCCGTTCCGTTCGTCTCCGGCGTGGCCAGCAGGGTGCCGGTCGGCGCGAAGTTCACATGCGCATTCCAGGGCAGGGTGTTCTACGCAGGATTCCCCGACCGACCCTATCGGATCATGTTCAGCTACGTCGATCAGCCTGGGGCCGTTCCATTCTTCTACTTTGTCGATCTCGTCTCTGGTGGCAGCGGTCCGATTACTGGGCTGTACGCGGACGACAACAGGGTTTGGGCTCACAAGGAGACGGGAGTCTACGTCGGCATCGTGCGTGACTTCGACATCTACGGTCTCGAGCAGGCCAGCGCCGGGTTGCCCGTCTCGTTCGACATGCTCAAGCAGAGCGTGGGGATGGCTGGCGACCGCTGCATTGCGACGATCCCCGAGAGAGGGACTGTCTTTGCTGGCGACAGCTCCGTCTGGCTGCAGCAGGGCACCCAGTTCGTGCGGGCCTCCGTGCCCATCGACGGTGAGACTGCTGACGACCTGGTGGAGACAACGGACCCCGCGCCCCTCGCTGAACAGCGGCTGCTCTACCCGTTCGCCTGGGACAGCACGCGCCGGGACAGGTGGATCGCCATCTGGAACGAGCACAACCGCCAGGTGCTCTTCTTCGGTGGCCCCGGAGACCCCGTGTGGGTGCTCCACCCCGATCTCATGGAGTGGTCGTTCTACACAGGCTGGGACTTCGACGATGTGACTGTGGTCAACAGGATCGGCAGCGCAGCGCTCGAGATGTTCGGTGTCAGGGACAGCCGTCTCTGGTTGATCGACAGCGGCTACAGCGATGGCCTCGACTACAGCAGCGAGGACCTCGACGGGGAGGCCTTGGTCAGCGGAGCAACCGACCTATCCACTGGCACGATCTCGGTGGTCAACAGCACGACCGACATCAAGCTGAGTCTCCTAACGGCATCGTTGCCAGCTGCCTACGCGGCGATCCTCAACCCGACGTCCATCCAGAAGGTCGAGGGTGACCTGCTCCGCAGCACGGTGATCCGCATCTCTGGCTCTGGCGTGTCAGCTCAGTCGAAGATCGACTACGCCTTCGATGACGCCGGCAACGTGCGGGTGTTCCTGGAGACGCCGATCGCAGGCATGGTTGCTGGGATGACCTTCTGGCTGGGCGACATCCCAACCCACTGGGTGTCCAACTTCATCCAGCCCTCCGACGGCCTGCTGACGGCTGAAGGCCAGCGTCTTGAAGTGCGCCGCAAGGATCTGAAGGTGACGCTCGATGGGGCTGAGCACCGGGCTTCACCCAGCTTCTACTGGCGCTTCCGTGAGACATGGCCCGAGCTCGCTGACCTGCTCTTCAAGTTCTCCTCCCCCACCCAGCGGAGGTTGCACATGACCAACGTGCGCGGGCGCGGCCACGGGTTTGTCGTCGCTGTCTCGTCCGAGGGCGCCTACGCGCCGCTCGAGCTCACGAGTGGGTCGATTCTCTCGAACGTCCTGGGTGACATGGGCCGGGTGGACGGTGGCTAGGCAGAACCAGATTGCTCGTATCCCTGGCCGTCTGGCCGGCACCGAGCTGCAGGGACTGCAATCTGCAGCGATGGCCTTGATGGGCAAGAAGGACCGGGAATCGCCTCCGATGAAAGGCCCCGAGTGGGAGCTCTTCGAGGCCCATCGGCGAGACATCGACGGTCTGGCCAACATCCTGGCCAACCTGATCGGGCTGGTGCCGAACAACAAGCGCCCTGGAGTGCCTGGCAAGCACGGCCCGGAGGGCGCGGATGGCGAGCAGGGCATCCAGGGCGACAAGGGCGACAAGGGCGACCCCGGCCCTCCTGGCCCCCCAGGGCCGCCGGGCACGTGCACTTGCACTGGCATCGCTCTCGACGGTTTCGAGATCCTGGCCGGCCAGACAGGCAACTTCGCTTCACAGTCCGTGCCCACTCAGGAGCCCGACAGCTTCTGGCACCCCGAGCACTACGCCGAGCTCCGCGGCTGGACCCTTCCCCGGTGGCGCTCGAGCGAGGCTGATGAGCTGCCCCCTCGTTCATGGCCCGGGCGGCTCCACGTCAGGGTCAACAAGGATCTGGTGCACCCGCGGGCGTGGCTCGGCGACTCAACGGGCACTTTCCGTGTGTCTACGGGGCGGTTTGCCCGGGAGCCATCGGCTGGGGCGCCAGCAACGGGGCCGGCCATGGAGGACGGCGTTCGCTACCTGGACACGTCGCTCGACAAGCCGGTGGACATGGTGCAAGAGTCAGGTGGGGTGCGCTCCACCAGCACTCGCACCGTTCTCTACGCGAGGGCCGGCACCGTTGGTATCGGCGTGCCACTCGGCATCGGCGGGGTCGCCAGGACCCACGGTGGGTACAACTGCCCCGAGGACTGCTCACTGCACACCATCACGGCGATTCGAGCAGGCGGAACGTCAGGGGCCACCTACAACATCGTCGAGTCAGACGGCACCGTAGAGGTGATTCGGGGCAGCTTCGCGTTCACCACCACGGCGACAGAGGCGAAGTGGACGGGAAACATCCTCTTCAACAAGGGAGTGCGGGTCAGCGTGAAGACCACGGCGGCCAGCAACATCCACAGCCAGGTCGCCCTGCACTTCAAGGACAGGGTCTAGTCAGAATGGGCCGAAAGAGCGAACCTGAAGCACCTGAAGAACCTGGAGCGGCGACATGAGCGACTCATACCAGTACCAAGACACCCAGTACGCTCCATACTACTACCCGAGCGCAGGGGCTCTGAGCACGTCCGGTGAAGGGTTCCAAAACCTCCAGTATGCAAACGGACTGGGTTGGGGATCGAAGGCCGGCCAAGAGTGGCAGGGCTTCCAGGACAGCGGCTTCCTGCAGAAGCTCCAGCAACAGCAGGGAGGGCAGCAAAACTACCTGCAGCAGCTCCAGGGCTCCGCCCCCTACCAGCAGCTCATGCAGAACGGCAGCCAGTCCTTCCAGGACTACTACTCGCCGATCCAGGGGCAGGTCGACCAGCTCTACGCAGGCCCGCTCGCGCAGGCTCAGAAGGTCGCGCAGAGCGCCAACCCCAGCGGCATGCCCATCGGCAGCTACGAAAACTACTACGCGGCGGCGGCCAACCCGATCCAGGGCCAGATGTCGAACATGCGTCAGCAGATGCAGCAGGGCGCTCGAGCAGGCGGCAACCGCAGCGGCATGGGCATGCTCTCGTCCTACGCTCCTGGCGTGGCAGCAGCGGGTCAGCTGGGCACTGCCGGCGCGAACGCGGCGAACATGGCGACCCGTGACGAGCAGCAGCGCGGCATGGCCAACGCCAACTTGAAGCAGCAGGCCCTGAACACCTGGACCGGCGCGTCTGGTCAGAAGGCACAGGGCCTGAACCAGCAGCTCGGCCAGTACCAGGGCCAGCAGAACATGGCTCTCGCGTCAGCGATGTCCGCGGTGATGAAGATGCTCGGCCTGCAGCAGCAGAACCAGAACCAGTACGGATTCCAATTCGGCCCGAACGGCATGCAGTTCAACATGAGCGGGTACGCCGCATGATCGATCCACAGCAGACGATCGAGGACGAAGCCCTTCTCTCCCCAGAGTGGCAGGACCGGCTCATGGTGAAGCGTGCCATGGAGATGGGCCCGCGCCAGCCCCCAGGACCGATGGGTCCCGGTGAGCAGCGGCAGCCGACATCTCCTGAGCTCCTCAATCAGATGCCTCAGCAGAAGCCCGTCCAGCAGGGCGCTGGGCATGCTCCCGGCCAGTGGCTCGAGAACGGAAACTTCCAGGCTGACAGCGGCGGTATCACCCACCACCAACCCCTCCGTCCGACGCTCTCTCTCGACCAGGTGGCTTCTCGAGGTGGGGCCGACGCGGGCCGCTACGACATCGTCGGTGAAGGCGAGCAGACCACAGGGCCCCTGGCCGGTCGAACGACCGAAGACCCCATGGCCATCGGTGACGCCGTGACCATGCTGAACACGGGCTACGCCAGCCCTCGGATGCACGGGCGCATGGAGAACCGCTACGCGATGGCTGACAAGCGTGGCGGCATACGAGTGATGCACGGCAAGGGCGACGAGTTTGGTCGGGCCCAGAAGTTCTCTCACCAGGCCGCACTGCTCGACTTGAACAAGGGCTACCGGCAGGCCTTGAGCAGCGGCGACCTGGGGCAAGCAAACGCCATGGCCGAGCGCCTCTACGCCTCCGGCGTGGAGCCACAGGCCATTCGCCAGATCCAGGCCGAGATGTCCGGGCAGCAAGCGCAACAGGCGGGCATGGCCGGCGTGGGAGTGCCTGACCCACAGCAGGCCAGCGTGCTGACCCGCAAGGCCAGCGAAGTGATCCAGCAGCAGGACTGGCAGCAGCTCTACGGCGTTGCCAATGAGATGCAGGCCATGGGCATGGAGGAACAGGCCAAACAGCTCGTCCACATTGCCGACACCTACGAGTCGCGGAATCCCGTCCCCGACCAGCCCGAGCTGCCCGGCACCCCGCCGATGGTCGAGGGTGAGGGCGGCGTGATGACGGACCCGAACGTGTGGCTCCAGGACTTCGAGGCGACCGGGAACCAGGAGTCCTTGCAGCGCTACCTCCGTGCGATGGAGGGCAAGCTCGACGATCCGCAGGACACGGCGAAGGGTTACCTGGATCTCGTCGAGGACCAGAAGAAGGGCGCCCGGGACGCGGTGCCAGATCCGGTCGAGGATCTCTCGTACCGAGAGGCTGCTGGCTCTGCTTGGCGGGCAAAAGACTGGAACGAGCTCGGCGCCATCGGAGCGGAGAACGACAACGCCGCC